TCCTCCAGGAAACTCACCACCTTATCTTCGTTCTTCGTAACGATCACGTCGTCGAAGTCCCCAGAGGCTATGAGCGCTTTGGCTACAGCCTTCGCCATAGGCAAGCTATCGTCGGACCAGAACGTCCCCTTGAACATAGTAAGGTTATGTTTGTAAATTGCTTCTAGCTTGTATGTGTTCATTTCTCGCCTCCTCCCTGCGCCTCAGTCACTTCGTGACAGATAGCGTCAACTATTCTTCTTAACTTCTCGTTCTCCGGCCTGTTCTCGTATGGCGTTGTGGCGTGAACGAAGTTCGGGCCAATCACGAAGTAAAAGGATTCTCCGTCGATGATGATTTTCCTGCGGGTGCAGGGTTCGCCTTTCATATCTCGTCAACCTCCTGTACTCGTTTTCCTAGCCATCTCATGCACGGCACCGCCATGCTGTTCCCGAGAGCTTTGTACCTCGGTCCGTCGGGGCACTGCTCCGCAGGCTTGCCTCTCCACGGAATGTTAGTGTAGTCGTCTGGGAATCCCGTCCCTCGTTCAGTTTCGAGTGGAGTCATATGCCGGACGCTATTTTCTCCAACAATGTACGTTTCGCGGTCGTCGAGAGAACCTGCACCCCGTCTGGTAAAGGTCGTACAAACAACATTGGTCGGCGGTTGTCCCGAGGAAGCATCCCCCTGCAAGCCGCGGCGCTCAAAAAGTACCGCTGCGGCACGTCGCCAGTCTCCAAGATATCCGACAACGAAGACACGACGGCGTCGTTGGGGAACCCCAAAGTACTGAGCGTCAAGGATTCGGTAGGCCCACCCATACCCGAGTTGAGCCAGCGCCCCGAGGAAGGAACCAAAATCCCGTCCTCCTCCGGATGAGAGAACACCTGGGACGTTTTCCCAGAGTACCCAGCGAGGGTGAAACCTCTCAGCAATACTGAGATAGACCAGGCAAAGGTTGCCACGCGGGTCTGCCAACCCTTTTCTAAGTCCTGCGACTGAGAAGCTCTGACAGGGCGTTCCCCCGACGAGTAAGTCAACGTCTTCAATATCCCACTCCTTATAGTTTGTCATGTCTCCGAGGTTGGGGACACTTGGGTAATGGTGCGCCAGCACCGCCGAAGGAAACTTCTCAATCTCCGAGAAGGCTGCAGGCTCCCAGCCTAGAGAGTGCCAGGCTGCGGTCGCAGCTTCTATGCCGCTGCATACCGAGAGGTATCTCATTCCCTCCCTCCAATCTTCCCGCTCCCAGGCAGCGCCGGCAGCTTTGCCAACTCCTCTGCCGTCTCTATGAGACGCTGCGCTGTAAAGCCCAGTCTCCTACAGGAGACATTTATCTCCCAGGTAGCCTGAGACGCAGAAGAGAACCACGTCCCAGCTCCCAGGTTCTTCGACTTGTTCGCTTCAACCAGAGCCTTCATCTCCACCAGGTCCCGCTTCAGTTTGGTGTACGACCCGAACCTCTTGGACAGCCACGTTTTTAACGTAGGCCGAGAAATATACATCCGCTGAGTGTCGATCTCGTACCGCACGTAGAGCGCTCCTCGTGGGGCCTCGATCACTTGGCAGCCTTGCTTCGACAAGGCACTGCCTTTTACAATAAGACGGTTGCCGGCATGGTCGTCGAGGAACTGAGCGAGGATAGTGACGGAGTCCCCAGACAGCTCCTGCTTGTCGGTCCTCATCTCCCGGATGGTCTCTTCCGCCCACTTCATCACAGGAGCGATCTCGAAGTCGATAAGACCGAGTTTCTTGGCTATCAGCCCGCCGTAGATGGCGGCGCTCGCTATCGCCGACCAGAACCTCTCGCCGCCTTGAGTTGCGGCCTTCGCCTCAATCCTGGTCTTGATTTTGTCGAGGTCGGCCCTCAACCCCTTGACGTTCTTGACCAACCACTCAGCGTACCTCTCTCCAGCGTGACCGAAGTTCTCGGTTATCGTCCAATAAAGATCGGTAGTCAGGGGTTCAACGAATAACTCATGCTTATTGACATAATACTCGAAGACCCGATTTATCTCCGCCGAGGCGTCGACCTTTGTCGAAGACAGTTTGTCGACAAGCGACTCGTTTGAACTGGTAACAGCGAGGGTATTCCACCGATTGAGGTTACTCAACTCCTTCGAGTCCCGACCAAGCCGAGTCCGCTCCCTGCCCTGCGTAATTTGGTATAACAAATTCGAGACCTTCATCGCTTCCATGTTGGTAACTTCGTCGATCGTAAGTGGCAAGGTGTTATACACGCCAAGACGGGCGATCATCGACAGGTCGGTATCGTTCTTCGTCATCATCAGGTCTTGGTGAGCGCCCCATACCGACTGGATCATCATCAGCATGAGCGTTTTCCCTGCTCCTGACTGACCTACCATGGAGATCGCCGCCCCGTCGAACCCGGTGAACTTCATAAGCGGAGCGCCGAACCCTCCGGCGAGGAGGGCGAATGCGAACGGCTCCATCCCAGACTCGTTCAGCACCCTCGTAGCTTTTACCCACTCGCTGAGTTCTCCCGCAGTTCGGTAGCCTCCGGCAGCCGCCGGCACGTTGTGGGCGAGGCTCGCTTCCTCTGACGATCCGTCAGTGTGAAGTATCTTCTTGCCAAGGACGAACATCTCCTTGCCGTCTCTAGCTGTCGCCCACCCCATCTGGCACAGGTAGTGCGACATTCGACGCATCCTCTGCAATTTACTCTGGTAGCCTTCCATATAATTCACCATAAATTTCTTATCTCGGTTCCCGACGATCTTGACATGATTGTCACCGAGGAGGGTAATGAGCGCCTTCGGATCGTTGACCATCGACGACCTGATGGTACACTCCAAGTTGCCCTCATGCGGGAGGGAATGCTTTATCGTCATCACCTCGTAACCAAGGGATTGGTCATACGCCAGCCTATCGACATAAAGATCCTGGTCATAGAAACGTACCCATATACCTTCAGCGTCAACGTACAGGCCATCCTGACTTCTCCTGAAGCCATCCGGTGGAGGACACTGTTCTTCTACCAGATCGAGAACCTTTGGTTCCGGCTTGCCAAGAACGATCGGACTTTTTATTTTACCGTTACTCGGGCAGCCGATACAGCCTGTCGGGTTCAGTTCTCCGAACTTGGCGCAGGTTGTAGGGCCGATGCCGGTCCCTCGCCACTGGGCGATCTTCCTGTCTGTCTCTTCCGGGCTGTACTCCGGGTGTCCTGCTGACCAGTCGTGCGCTGTTGCTTCGCCGTCCTCACAATGTATTACCAGCCCGAGGGTGTTGTACCACAACGGCTCTGAGACGTTGCCCTTCGCTTCGCGAACTTCGCAAACTTGAGCACACTTATCCGCTACGCGCCCAGCATCGCTGGGAGGTCCGGTCGGACCTAGTCCGGCATAGAAGTCCGCATTGATATCCGCCGCCTTCGGAGGGAGGATCATCTCCCGGTTAATCTTCTTCCTCTTCGCAGCTTCGCCAAGCAGGTTTACGAAATCTAGGAACGCTACAGGTTCAACATCCTTCAGAAGAAGGACTTGCTTCTCCTCCTTACCAGGCTTCCTGTTTGTCGTTCCTGGTGGGCGGAGGACCGAGGCTGAGTCGCTCGTCCTGGAGGAGTCTCCGCCAAGAGGGGGGGAATACTCCGCTACTACCTTTTTCAAAAGTTTCGCGATCGTTTGCCACTGGCCGGCGGGCACTGCCTGCTCCAGTATCCAATGAGCGTAGAGCCCGTTGCCTGAACTGACGACTGAGGGGAACGGAAGCTCAGTCTCTTGAACGAACTTCTTCAGCTCCGTTACTGCGTCTTTCTTGGTCTTCAGCGGCCACTTCTCGCCGACGTCTATATCGAGGAAAAAGTTTTTAAGCTGTAGAGCGTTGACCTGAGTTCTCAGACCCGTTCTTTTCGCACCCTCTGGGAGAGAGGAGTTTGCGGCCTTCGCCGCCTCAATCTTCTTCGGATCGAACGTCGCCTGCGCTATGTAAACCGTGTGCCCAGCACCATTCAGGCCGTTCAGCCGTGCCTCTGCCTCTCCGAGGCGTTCATGAAAAAAGTGCTTGAACCCTCCCTTGGGGAGGGCCATCGCTACGCAATACAACCCTCCCGTTGGAAGGAGTTTGGATAAGAACATGTTGCGCCTCCGCAGTTATCTAGGGGTCCTACTCTACCTTCTTTGTTGCTGCGTCGGCAATGATTTTCCTCAAAAACTTTACTCTCTCATCCGTCTTCATTGGGTTTTGCAAAGGCAGTACGCCTGCGGAGACTGCCGTCTCAAGCAGAGACGCGAACTTGGTCATAATGCTCAAGCGCAAGAAATCCTTAATGTTTCCCCCATCCTTCCACTTATAAAGAGTCTCTCTACTTATGCTCGTGAGCCGCTGAACGTCGACCATGCTGATCTCCGCCCGCTCAATCGATTTGAATATTTGCTCTACTTTCTCTTTCGTTGTCATTTCTCATCCTTACTCCGCCCCTACGTAGGGGCGGAGGGCAAATTCCGTTTACGCTTCTGTAATAACCCATTCAAAGTACTTCTTGGCGGCAGCCAGTATTGAATCAATACCAGCGTTGCCGGCGAGGGTCCCGCTCATCGAACACGACCGGAACGCAACTTCGACGCACTGCAATCTCATCTCCTGCCGCTTCAGCTTAAAACTTTCCTTTTCCAGTTCTGTCAACATAATTTCTCCTTTATTCTTTAAAGCGGGGTTACTTTCCACCCCGCGAAGTCATTCTTAACCAGAAATCCGGCGCGTTTCGCATACGGGGCTATAACCTTCTGTGGCGTTTCTTTTCATAATCTTCCGCTACTAGGCCATCACTTCTCCGGTTGTACCGCAGAAACTTTTAAAGATCGTCCAGTCCTAACTCATCAATGAGGTCCTGGTCGGAAACTTCCGACGGGTCGTAGACCTCGGGCGTAGCCGACTGCGCGGCAAGCGCTGCTTCAGCGTCAGCCTTGGCTTTTGCATCGGCCTCCGTTTTCTTCTTGGCAGCCGCAGCCTTCTTCTTCGCGGCAGCGTCTGCCTTGGCGTTCGCCTCAGCTTCAGCGGCAGCTTTGCCGTCGTCCAGGTCCAGACCGAGATCGTCGTCCTCTACAGGAGGAAGCGCGGGCAAGGACGGTCCAGTCTGGGCGTCCTTGATGATGTCTAAAACTATCTGCTCCCGCGACATCGCTTCAACCTTGGCAACCAACAGCTTCTGCTGCGCCTCCGGTTTCCCTGCTCCGACATATCCGCCGAATCGGAAAACAAGGATCGATTTAGTAGTCGATAAATCAAACCCAATAAGGGTTTTGAAAGCGTAGAACGGGACATCTGGCAAGTTGAACTTCACTTGGTCGGTAAACTTACGCCAATTCTTCAGCGACCCTCCAGGGATGTCGAACTCATAAATTCCGTATTTGGGGGTATATATTGCCAACACCTTTTTATCGTTGCATGCTTTGCCGTTTGTCGGCAAGCCGTTCTGATCTGCGCCGGACCCATACACGTTATGCGGACATGCCGCGCAGGTAGCGCACTGCGGCGAAGGGGATGAAGGGTCCGGCTTCACCCCGTCAAGGCTGAAGCAGTCAGGCGCAGTACGTTCCTCCTTCGGAGCGTTCGGGTTATACTTTTTCAGATACCACCCTTTGGATATAGGACCTTTGGCTGCCAGCATAATGACCGGCAGGTACACGTTGCCAGCCTCGTCTGCAACCAACGCCGCAGGTGGATACGGCTTCTCTTCACCGCCCTCGTCGATGAGGGTGAACTGCTTGCCGGACAGTTTGACCCTGGCCGGAAAACCCCCGCTGATCCCTGCGGATGCGTCGGCGTAGTTCTGCGCTGCAGCGGCGGCGTTGGTCAGGAAACTCGGGACCGACGACTTGTCCGGAATCATTAAATCATTACTCATTTGTTCTCCTCCTTAACGGAAATCTTCCGCCATTCTTTCAGGAGCTTTTCAAGCTCCAAGCTTGTCTTTCTGGATCTGGCGCCTGCGGCCTTGTTGCCTCGGTCTGCGCGTGCGTCGGCGTCGATCTTGAAATCGCCGAACAACTCATAAACTTTCTACAAAAACTCTTCCATGTTACTCCCTCCTTACCCTCGATTTATTTGCACTACCCTCGTAGAGGAGTAGTTCGTCCCCGGAGGCGGCGTCTCGCCGTCCTTAACGGCCTCGTCCACCGCAGTCTTCGACACTCTCTTCTCCAAGAAGTGGTTCCTCCCCTCCCAGTCCTCCTTGACCCATTTTACAAACTCTGTTGCATCGGCCATCGTCGCCGACGTTCGCGTTTTGAAGAACGCGATGCCGACTCCAGTCTTCTTGAAACTTGTCACACCGAGCTTGTCAAGCTCAGACGTAAGCCACTGTTCGCGCTTCGCCTGAACCGCCTTCAGTTTCTCGACCTTCGCGTCGTAGGTCTTCTTCTCCGCTTCTATTGCATCTCTCGTCTTTATGTACGCCGAGATTACTGCGTCGGCAGTTACTGCCTTTTTGGCTGGAGGCGTAGCCTCGGCTGGCTCAGCCTTAGTCCCTTCCCTCCTATTATTTCCCATACTCCCCTCCTCGATTGCTACAACGTGGACCTCATTTACGAGGAATTTCCCTCGGCCTTCAGTTACCCAGTACGACCACTCGTTCTCGTGCCGCTCCACTATCCCCGCATTGCGGACACAGTCAAAGGCTTCATCCTTCCACCGGATCTTCGTTCCTGGAACTAGCAGGTCTGGCTCCGCACGAGCGTCGATCGCTCGGAAGGGCGGCTTTACCGCCTCTTTTATTGCATCTTGAAGTGCTTTTTTCATTTTGGCTCCTCTGGAGCTTCTTGCTCCGCACCCGGTGCGACCCCGCCCACTCCCGGAGGCAAGATCATCGCACTATGCTTTCGCCGGGTGCGGAGTAAGAAATTTTTGGTAGCAGCGGGAGGATTCGAACCTCCAAGGAGGCAGGCTCCAGATAGGCCATTTCTGCGTTTACCAGTTTCGCCACGCTGCTGCGTTAAAACTTTCGCTTCTCATTTTCTTAATTGTAACCGGACTGACACATATAGTCAAGAAGTTTTTTGTAAGTCAACTGGCTTTGCCAGTAACTACCATGTGCTCTCTTTCGAAAGAGCAAGGACAATATCCTGATACCGTCCGTTACCTTCGAGGACGGCGTAAGCCCGTTTCTCCTCGGGCGTTGCATATATCCGAGCGATGTCGATCTTCGCTGTCTGCTTACTCCCGTCGGTCCTGGCGTTGGCCTGCTGGTACTTCTCCGACTTGAGATATGGAGCGTACCAAATAGAGAGGGACGCTGTCGTTAAGTCTAGGCCGTGAGCCATGCAGTCCGGGTGGCAGAGAAGTATCCAAGGGTCCTTCAAGGACCGGAACTCTCTGAACACTTGCGTCCTCTTCGCAGGGGACACATCACCATTTACAATGGCTACCGACCACCTCTTCCTAAGCTCAGTTGCCAGCGCCTCAAGGACTCCGGTAAACGGAACGAAGACCAGCACCTTCTCATTATTTTCTTCAATCAGTTCTTCGAGAACTGAGAGCCTAGGACCGAAGTCCAGCTTGGCAAGTGAGCCGTCGGCTGCGTAGGCAACGCCGGCGCTGATTTGGATTATTTTACTGAGTAAATTCGCGGCGTTAACAGCTGTAACCATCGACCCGCGTATGTCAGTTGCAGCCTGGTTGACGATTTGTCGGTACGCCTTATGCTGCTCCTCGGAGAGCTGTGCCCGTCGCTCGATGTAACATGGCTCCATGTCGGTACATACTGTCCGCTCAAAGCGGATAGATGGAGAAAGTATCCTAGCTACACTTTTGGCTGAGTCCTTCTTCGGTACCCATTTGTATAAGGAGACCTGGAGCATTGTCTCCTGTTTCCAAGCGGTGAAATGCCCTTTCAGTTTTTCCGGGGTAATGAGCTTGCTCTGGCCGAAGGCATCCTCTGGCCCGTTCGGCGTCGGCGAGCCTGTAAGCCCCCATGCTGCTCGGGCAATTCCATGCTGATTGAGCACTGCGTTCAAAGGTTTCCACAAGGTCTTGGCCCTGCTGTTCCTCATCGTGGCGACTTCGTCGATAATGACGAGGTTAATGTCGCTTCGCGACTTCAGCTCCTGCTCTAGGAGCCGCACCCCATGGTGATTCACAATGTAAAAATCGTGTGGCTGCGCCAGTAATGCAAGCCGTTTCTTTCTGTCGCCGTGCAGCACCGCGAAGGTTCTGAGCGGGAACGACTCAAAGATGTTTGTCTGCCAGACATCCCAGAGAGTTGAGAGGGGGGCTACGATCAGCGTCCGTTTCACTTTTCCTGCTTGCCTTAGGTAATCTGCGGCCCATAGCGCACTGAGCGTTTTCCCTGTTCGCATCGCTGAGAGGCAATAACATCGCGTGTTCAGAGTGAAGAACTCAGAAGTATCAACTTGATACCACCTCGGGGTATACCGCCCCGGCCACTCATACCTCGTCCGTATCGGACTCGGAGCCTGCATCCCAAGATTATTCAGGATCTTCGCGCTCTCCAGGGTGTGAGGCACCGCTATGTAGCGGTCGCCACCGATGGTGGCCTCCTTAAGGAGGGGGAACACCGAACGAAGCTGCGCTGCATTCGCGGACCGGAGAACTAGGTGGTTCTGGACTACTCGGACAGAGGAGTCTAGCATGAGTAAAGCTTCATAACAAAGCTGAAAGTCTTCTCAATACCTACCGCGTCGAGCGCTACCGCTCCGAGATACAGCAGGTCATAATCCTTATTCCAGACACAATCCATCCATGCGACACATAATGTAATCATTTTGCCTCCTTCAACCATGTCTCAAAGCCCTTCAAACTTTCCTCACCGTCGACGACGAAGACAGCGCCGCCCGATGCAGCGATAGCTGCGATCTGCAGGGCTTGCAGTCCTGTAGGCTTCTTGCCTGGTGCTTTCGCTTCGATTGCGAAGAATTTTCCATTGAAAGTGCCGACGATGTCCGGCACCCCTCTTACGGACATCATCCCCTGCACTGCAGGGTACCACCACCCTGCGGCTTTCGTAAACGTCCCCGCCTTGGTCGACGACTGGATGTCGTACTTGGCAAGAAGCTCATAAATTAATTTCTTCGTTTTCCCTTCGGGGGTCATCCTTCCCTCCCCTCAAATGAGCAAGCCAGCTTGTCAAGTTTCTCCGAGCACTCGGCGCAGAGGCCGTCGTCCGGTACAGCCGGCTGGCCGCAGGAGGCACATCGGAGGGGCTTCCTGCTCTGAGCGGCCCTTATCTCGGTGCAAAGGTCACAGTTGCACTCTAGCATACTCTCCTCCCAAGTACTCGAAAATGCGTGTTCGCAAGTAGGGCAAAGCCCCTTGGCGGTAATTACCTCGGACGGGAGGTCGCAGAACGCACACTTTCGGTGCCCAGCTCTCGGTATCTCGCAGAGATACCTAGCCTGCCACTTAGCATCGCTAAGAGCATTATGCTTCACCGACTCCCATGTCGAAGTATCGACCGGAGGATATTCGTTCCGAACGGTGCGGAAGCACCTGTTCTGTCGGTGTGACCAAGGCACCTGCAGGCTGAGTCGGCTGTACGCAGAGCGTAGAATCACGTTGTCGAAGTCTGAGCCATTGCCCCAAATGTGGAAGGAATCTCCAAACTTTTGCCGGACCCATCCAGAAAAGAGGTAGAGGACATAGGC